ATAGCTAGGGCCCCACAAGTTATCGTAGGGTATATAGCACCTATATCTAATGTTTATACCTTATTGAATAACATATCGGCTCCTTATTCAACGCTTAGATTAAATTCAATCTTAGTAAATAATACCACAGGCTCTCAAGGTTCAGGCACTTTTGGCAACTATCCACTCTACCTTTTTTCAAGAGCAAATACGTCATTGTTCCTCAACGGGCAATTCTACGGAGCAATCATTCGTGGCGCAGCTTCAGACACCGCATCAGTGACTCAAACTGAGAACTACATGGCAACTAAAACAGGGATAACTTTCTAATGGCAAATTACACATGCAGTACGATTATAGTCCTCGCAGAAGACAGGCTCAAAGCACAAGCTGTGAGTAGCGATCAGTATTTTAACGCAGAAGCCTCAGCTGATGGACTAGCACCAGCTACGCATTATTTCATGTCGGGACCTTTCAGCAATGAAGAGGTGGATGCCATTGTTAATACAGTCTGGCCTAAGTGGGTACGGAGTGACGATTGGCAAGGTGCGTTGGCAGGACTAGGTTTAGCTGCTGTAACTCCAACTGTACTTGAAATTGATCCTAGTGTGGTATTAACCGTTAATCCAGTGTTATAATGTTATGGAACACCAAAGAGCAGATGATCCGGCAATGCAAACAGTAAGGGAACTTGCTACCCATAGTGCAGATATAAGGCACCTTCAGACTGACATGGATAAAATGACTAAAGACATGGAAGAGATAAAGGAGGCTATTAGAGAAATAAGTAAGACTTTATCTGAAGCAAAAGGTGGATGGAAGTTATTACTAGTGGTTGGTGGTATTGGTGCATCTGTAGCTACTCTTATTACTTGGTTTATTGATATGGTTAAACACTAATGGCTACTAAAAAAGCTCCAGTATTATCAGTTGGTAGAGGGGAAAAGTTACCTGTGTCTAAGGGCGCAGGGTTAACAGCTAAAGGTAGAGCTAAGTATAACAACGCTACAGGCTCTAATCTAAAGGCTCCTCAACCAGAAGGTGGCCCAAGAAAGAAATCATTTTGTGCCAGAATGGGAGCGGCTCCCGGCCCTATGAAAGACGAAAGTGGCAACCCAACACGTAAAGCAGCAGCATTAAAAAGGTGGAAGTGCGGTGCCAAGTAGTTCAAAGAAACAACATAACTTCATGGAGATGATTGCTCATTCTCCTAAAATGGCGAAAAAAGCGGGTGTTCCGCAATCGGTAGGAAAAGACTTTGCTGCCGCTGATAAAGGTAAGAAATTTAACGAGGGCGGTAAAATGGCAGCTAAGAAAGTTGATTTAAAGAAAATGTTTAAAGGCAAAGAGTCTGTAAGCGAAGAGCTTAAAGAAGCTAAAGCTATTAAGTCTGGTAAGATTACACCTATGCAATACGCTAAAGGTGAAAAGTCTGAACCTGCTAAAAAGATGAAAGCTGGTGGTAAATGTTATAGGGCTGGTGGTTTTGTAAAAGCTGCTGACGGCGTTGCAACTAAAGGTAAAACTAAAGGAAAATTCGTCTAATGGCTACTAAAAAAGTAGAGCCTGATGCAAATAAAACTGAAGTACTAAATGCTAATGAACAACGTAAAATGGCAGATTTAGCAAAGGATCAACGTGAATCTAAACGTGATGCTGAGTTAAGTAAGAAGTTCGGTTTAGGAGATTCCCCTAGTAAAGACTTTAGTGGCTCAAAGTATTATAAATCAGGCGGATCAGTTAAATCTTCAGCTTCTTCTAAAGCTGATGGTTGCGCTCAACGTGGTAAAACAAAAGGTAGGTTCGTATAATGGCTACTAAATATTACAATAAACCAAGTAATCCAAAGATTAAATGGGAAGATATGCCCACTGTATCTGATGAAGAGAATGATACATTTAGCCCTGCAGATTTAGCAGCTACTGCTAAGAAGTCTTCTAAGTATGATACTAATTTAAGTGATGCAGAACAAGCTAGACGTATAACTAAAGCATTAGCCCCTGCTAAAAAAGCAACACCTAAGTATGACACTAATTTGAGTGACGCTGAACAAAGTGCCCGTATAACTAAAGCATTAGTTCCAAATACTGAAGATGCCGATAGACAAAAACGTATTAATGCTGATAGAGCGTACTTTGAAAAAAGAGGGGCTTTTAAAGATAATGAACATATGAAAAAAGGCGGTTCTGTTAAATCTAAATCATCTTGTATGAAAACTGGCGGTATGGTTAAGTCTTCAGCATCCCGTGGTGATGGTATTGCTCAACGTGGTAAAACTCGTGGTAGAATCTGCTAATGAGAGCTTCACGGGGCATGGGCGACATTAACCCTAGTAAGATGCCTAAAGGTAAGAAGATTATCCGTAAGGACGATCCTAATGCTGTAGAGATGTATAAGAAAGGGGGAGTAGCTAAAAGCTTTCCTCCTCTTACTAAAAACAAACGGGCTAAGAAATGACCACTACTGGAACTGCACTATTTAATATAGACCTCTCAGAAATAATTGAAGAAGCCTTTGAACGTGCGGGCTCTGAACTTCGTAGTGGTTATGACTTTAAGACAGCTAGACGATCTCTTAACTTACTCCTGATAGAGTGGGGGAATCGTGGTATAAATCTTTGGACCGTGGAAGAAGGACAGATTGTCCTTAATACAGGTGTTGCGGTATACCCATTACCTGTGGACACCGTTGACTTATTAGACCATGTAATACGTACAGGTTCAGGTCAAAACCAATCCGATATAACTATATCAAGAATTTCAGGTTCTACTTACTCGACAATTCCTAATAAGAATGCGCTAGGTAAACCAATCCAAGTGTGGATAAACAGACAATCAGGAGCAACAACTCCTACAGGTGTAGCTAGTCCAACGATCAATGTGTGGCCTACACCGCAAGCTCCTGATTCCCAATATACCTTCGTGTACTGGCGCTTAAGAAGAATGCAAGACGCTGGTAACGGCGTTAATACGCAAGATATACCTTATCTCTTCTTACCCGCGCTCGTAGCTGGCTTAGCTTATTATCTATCTATGAAGCTTCCGGGTATGGACTTACAAAGAGCTCAAGCGTTAAAGATGGTATATGATGAGCAGTTTGATTTAGCTGCTCAAGAAAACCGTGAAAAAGCTCCTGTACGTGTGGTTCCTAGGATGGCGTTTATTTAATGAGCTCTAAGTATGCTAGAGGTAAGATTGCAATATCACAGTGTGATCGTTGTGGTATGGAATACCTACTTAAAACATTGCGCCCATTAACCATAAAGACTAAGATAACCAACATATTAGTATGTCCTACGTGTTGGGAGCCAGATCAGCCGCAGTTACAGATAGGCATGTACCCGATTAGTGATCCACAGGCTTTACGTAATCCACGTAGAGACACAAGTTATGACGTATCAGGTTTAGATATTAATAACTACGGCGCTGGTGGTTCAAGAATTTTCCAGTGGGGCTGGGCGCCAGTAGGCGGAGCCTCATTATTTGACGAAGTTTTAACACCTAATGCTCTAATTGCAGTAGGGCAAGTTAGTTCAGTAACTACAACATAGAGAATAATATGAGCATTTTATCTGATAAGTACCCACAAATTAAACCAGCACCTGCGGCTAATACTTCAGGCTATCCTCAAAAAGGCATTAAGACCACTGGTATCAAAACTCGTGGTAACGGCGCAGCTATAAAAGGAACTGTCGCCCGTGGTCCAATGGCGTAAGCAATGAATCTTACACAGCTCACTCAAGCAATTCAAGATTATTCTGAAAATACTGAGCAGTTATTTGTCTCTAATATAAATACCTTTCTGAGTCAAGCAGAACTACGCATATACAACTCTGTACAAATTCCAGTACTTAGAAAGAACGTAACGGGTAATGTAACTACTAGCAACCCATATCTGTCTTGTCCTGATGACTTTATGGCTGTGTATTCTGTTGCTACCATTAGTGTATCGGGTGCTTATAATTTTCTTATTGATAAGGATGTGAGTTTTGTTCGTGAGGCTTACCCTAATCCAAGTGTTACAGGGCTACCTAAGTACTACGCCATATTTGGTACACAGTTAACATACCCTACAGAGCTATCTCTTATCTTAACACCAACACCTGATGCTAACTACGGTGTAGAACTGCATTACTACTATATGCCTGAGTCTATAACTGTAGCGGTTTCAGGTACTACTTGGTTGAGTGATAACTATGACCCTGTGTTGTTCTACGGCGCTATGCGTGAAGCTATGATCTTTATGAAAGGTGAAGCTGATATGGTTGGTTATTACGAGCAAAAGTACCAAGAAGCCTTGGGTCAACTTAAACGTCTAGGTGATGGATTATTAAGGGGTGATAGCTACAGAAACAACCAAACTAAACTACCTTATAGCAGCTTATGATAGTTCAAGGCCAGACTACAATTTTCAAACAGAACTTACTTAGTGGCTTAGAGAACTTTGCTACAGGTACGACTCAGGTTTATAAGATAGCTTTATATACAGCTGACGCAGAACTCAATGCTGCAACTTTAGTTTATACAACTTTAAATGAAGTAGTTGGGACAGGATATGTCGCAGGGGGGAATGTATTAACGCCTATAGAACCTGCTAGTTCAGGCTCAACAGCTTATGTATCATTTGACAATGCCGTATGGTTAACCTCTAGTTTTCTGTGTCGTGGGGCTCTGATATATAATGATACAACTAATGCCGCTGTAGCTGTTTTAGACTTTGGTTCAGATAAGACTGCATCAGGTACATTCACTGTCACCTTTCCACCATCTACAGCAACAACGGCTGTAATTAGAT